GAAAGATCTGAGAGAAGCGCATGACGAGGCGGTGAAATTGAGCGGAGGCGGAGAGATTGCCAAAAGGGCAGGAAAGATTGCGGAGGCATTTCCGGATATCGAGAGGATATACGAGGAAATAAGGGAGAAATATGAATATGAAGGAGGGAAGTACTGCATCGTTGTACCAGAGAGGATAGAGGACATCATACACGAAGGAAGGGTGCTCGGGCATTGCCTTGACAGGAGCGATATCTATTTCGAGAGGATACAGAAGAGAGAGTCGTATATCGTATTCCTGCGGAAGGTGGAAGAACCGGACAAGCCATACTATACGCTTGAGATCGAGCCGGGAGGAGCGGCACGACAGAAAAGAACCTATGGAGACAACCAGAACAAGGACTTCGAGGAGGCTAAGACATTCATCCGGAACTGGCAGCAGGAGGTACAGAAGCGACTCACGAAGGACGATGAAAGGATGGCGGAAATAAGCAGGAAACTGAGGGTGGAGGAGTTCCGAGAACTCAGGGCGGAAAAAAAGAAGATATGGCATGGGAAACTGGCAGGGAGGCTGCTGGCCGACGTCCTGGAGGAGGATCTGATGGAGGTAGAGAGGATAGCAGCAGGATAGGAGGATATGTACAATGTACAATAATATGCAGGTATCCAGGGCAATTGACAGCCTGGATGATATGACAGGGATTATCAAGAGCGAGCTTGAGAATATCACGGAAGGATTTGTTTCCGTGGGATATTATTTGAAAAAGACCAGGGATGACGCGCTATATACGCAAAAAGGATATGCGGACATCTATGACTATGCAAAAAAGGTATTTGGCATCACCCGGACAACGGCGATCCGGTTCATGGAGATCAATGATAACTATAGCATTGACGGATACAGTCCGGAGATCCAGGCAAGATACCGCGGATATGGCAGCAGCAAACTGACCGAGATGCTGGGGCTTCCGGAAGATGTCAGGGAAGCAGTCCCGGGAGAAGCGACGGTCCGGGATATCAGATCGGCGAAAGCAATCGTAAAAGAGACAGAAAGCCGTTATGAGGATCAAATGGAATTGTGCGACATCGCACAAGAAAAAGATGATACGGATTGGATGCAGGAACTGGCAAAAGAACTATTTCAGAGCGACGCAAAGGACCGGTTCGCGGACTTTGTCATCTGGTTAAAAACAGGAAAAAGCGGGAACGTAAAAGAAGATGTCATGGAGATGGTAAACCCGACAAAATTCAAGATGGTCCGGCTGAAGAGCGGGAATGTATTGATGAGCGAGGATGAGTTGCGGGTGATGCCATACAGAGGGTACGGAGAACAGCAAGTCTATACATACGTAGATCTTGCAAGGGCTTTTGAAGCGGAGTTTTTTCCGAACTATCCGGAAGACTTAGAAAAGCCTGCTGAACAGGCATACAGAGAGATGTACGGAGTTCCGCTGAGAGAGGAACAAAAAAGCGAGCCGGCTAAGAAAGGAAGGGATGAAAAGAAAGTAAAGAAGAGCAACTATCCTGAAGCCAAGCCGGAAGAAAAACAGGAAGGAAAGACAGAGGAAAAACCAGGACAATCAGTAGAGACAAATACGCTGAAAGATCTGGAAAGCACTCAAGAGGAACAAGTACCGGGGCAGATGGAGATTACCAAGGACCTGCCAGAATATTGCCCAGATAATATTGACATAATGAATCGGCCGGAAGAGACAGCAGTAGAAAGCCATTACGGAAGCCGCAAGGATTTCCTGGATGCGGCGGAAGAGTATAAGGCAGCGAAGTATATGGCAGAGGCGATGCAGGAGTTTATAGATAAAAAGATATCGGCAAAGTCACTGGTAAATGAAAAATTCTGGAAAAAATGGCTGAATGCGGAGGTGGATGAATCGGGAAAGGAGATAGAGACCATATAGGAGGAGAAGAGGCTGCAGGCATATAGCAATGGGTGAGTATACATGACAACAAAAAAACAGGCAGCAGACCGTCCGGCAAGACTAGTATCTGCTGCAATTCCCTATAAAGAGTATAGCATATATCCTCTTTTGGGGCAATATGAAGGAGGAAAAAACATGTATACAAGTGCAAATATAAAGACAAGCGTTATCAACAATATAATGCTTCAAATGTCGGAATATATGGAAAAGGCCATGCTGGATATATTGCAGCGAGTTTTAGAAGAGCAATTCGTCTTCCTTAATGTCGAGCAGATTACTACATTGCCGGCAGAGGCAGATACATCTACAGAAGAAAAGAATCGGTATCTGATCGGATTATTTAAAATTAAAAAGAGAAATCTCACGCCGAAAACAATGGAACAGTATTTGCGAGCTGTAAATAGCCTGATAACTGTAATTGATAAGCCAGTAACCGAAATGGATGAGATTGATATTGATTACTATCTGCGATGGTACCAGCGTCGCAATGTCTGCAATAATGGCCTTCAGAACCAGGCATCCACCTGCAATAATGAGCGGAGATACCTGAGCGCGTTCTTTACATGGCTGCGCAAAGAGCGGTTCGTCCCCGGAAATCCGGTAGAAGCGGTTGAGCCTCTGAAAGAGACCCGCAAGCCGATCGATTATTTCCGGCCAGCACAGTTAGAGGAATTGCGGGAAGGATGCAGGACTTTCAGGGATCGTGCGATCGTAGAGGTGCTGCGGAGCACGGGAGCGCGCGTGGGAGAGGTAGCACAGATTAATGCCGAGGATGTGGACTGGAAAACAGGGGATATCCTGATTAGAGGAGAGAAGGGAGGCAGATACCGGACCATATATCTTGACGAGGTAGCAAGGTATCATCTTCACAAATACATTGCGAGCAGAACAGATAATGATAAGGCGCTATTTGTTGGCATCAGAAATCCGCATGGCAGACTTACCGTTGGCGGGATCAGGGCATCGCTTAAACTCATAGCGAAGCGTATAGGATGCGAATATAGAGTATATCCGCATAAAATGCGTAAAACATTAGGGATGAGTCTAAAGAATAGCGGAGTAGATTTGGGAAGCATACAGGAAGTGCTTGGACATGCCAGCCCTGCGGTGACTTCTAGGTATTATGCGGAAAGCACACCAGACACATTAAGAAGCGTGCGCCAGAGGGTGGCTGCATAAGGAGGAAGTATGAGAGAAGAAATATTGAGGTACATTATTGATTATTTGCAGGAACATGGATATGCCCCGTCTGTTAGGGAAATTGCAGAGGGGGTGGGCCTGAAATCGCCAAGTTCAGTGCACAGATACCTTGTAGAAATGATTAATGAAGGCATACTGGAAACGGACGCAGAAGTAGGAACACCGAGGGCAATAAGAGTCCGAGGGTGGAAATATGTAAAGGAGTAAATATGCAGTATAAAAAAGTATATGCAGTGGATTTTGACAAGACATTAAATCTAGCAAACAAATATCCGGAACTAGGAGAGCCTAATATAAAACTGTTCGAGTTTCTGATATCTGCCAGGCAGCAGGGAGATAAGGTTATATTATGGACCTGCAGGGAGGGAGAGTATCTAAAATCGGCAATCAAGTATTGCAGAAGACATGGACTGGAATTTGATGCAATCAATGACAATATCAGAGAGAACATAGAATACTGGAAGAATAACAGCAGGAAGGTATTCGCCAATTATTACATCGATGACAAGAATTTGTTTCTCGAAAACTTAGGGTTTAGGAGTTTAGTATGAAAATTATTTTTGAGAATGAAGATGAAAAAGAGAAGTTTATGAAATATTAGAGTTAATTGACGAGCAACCAACTGCCATAGATGGAAAGACAACTGAAGCAGAATGCGTATATCAGAGAACATCTTATGTACGTCCGGTGGAACACCACTATGAGAAACCAGGAGAAGAACCATATATCAAATATGGCTGCCCGGTGTGTGAAGCTTTAGAGAATCGTCACGGAATAACAAAAGGAATAGCAAATTGTCCTTCATGCGGCGTAAATATTAGTTGGGAAAACTGGGATTTAGGAGGAAACGTCATGATTACAATGAGCAGAATATTGAATTCTGGTTTTAATGTTGGCGAGACTTGCAAAGAGTGTATAAACTGCTACGGATATAATAACTGCCATGAAGAAACAGAAGATGAATGTAGCCAGTTTGATGAAGTAAGAAGTGATTATATTGATTCGAGAAACGGGGAATTTAAAGGTGAATTATGAAGAGAAAAAAATTAACAAAACAGGAGAGACAACGGGTCTACGCAAAATGTCAAGGGCACTGCGCTTATTGTGGTAGTGATTTGGATTACAAAGACATGCAAGTAGACCATGTTACGCCACTGAGGATTGGCGGAGCGGATGAATTACATAATATGCTGCCAGCGTGCCGAAGTTGCAATCATTATAAGGCAACACTAGATGTGGAGGGCTACAGAAAGTACTTGTCTGGAATATCGCATAGGCTCATGAGAGATAGCATACCGTTCCAGGTGGCTATCAGATTTGGACTGATAAGGCATATAACGGACGAGGTGACGTTTTATTTTGAGACATTGGATTAGCATTTAAATGGGCGTTTAAGGAGGAAAGAAATTGAAGAAAAAGAAACGTGATATGCATACGATAAAGAGCGATAAAAATGGGTATTTCGACGATCTTGCCAAGAAAAGCCCGCATAAGAGGGCGAGAGAGTGGATGCATCGGCCAGCATACCAGTCAGAAAAACTATCTTATCAAGCAAGACTCATGATACGAAAACAGGGGAAGCAGACGAAACATTTAGAGGCGGATGAATACGTGAGAAGGAGGGAACTAAAATAATGGCAGTACAAGATAAGAGGATCTGGAGGGAGTATAAGATAAATGACAAGAGTAAGGGCGCTAGGAAAAAGGTATGAGATAAGCAAGAATAGGTTTTTTGAAGTCTATTATCATTGTCTGCAATATCCTGAGTGGAGAAGAGAATTGGCATACATAACCGATACAGTAAAATCAATTGAATACGGAAAGGAAGGGAAGGGAAGCGCTACACAGGGAAGCGCGACGGAGGCACTCGCTATCCGACGTGCGGAATTGGAAGATAAATGTAAATTGATCGAACAGACGGCAATAGAGACAGATGCAGAGATCTATCAGTATATAATACAGGGGGTGACCACAGAGTACGCCACATACCGATACTTAAGGGACGCACTGCACATGCCATGCGGGAAGAACATGTATTATGACAGGAGGAGGAAATTTTACTATCTTCTGTCAAAGAAAATATGAAAGAGGGGCACTCAGGGGACAATAAAACATGTTATTATGATAGAGTCATATAAGAAAGATAAAAGAGGGCAGCAGTCTATAGACAGGCTGCTCTCTTTGCGTGGAGGGGGAGCATGGCAAAAGAATTTGCAAAAGCATTCTACAATAGCAAGCGCTGGAAGAAGTGCAGGGCTGCATACATATCGTACCGAAAGTCTATTGATGGAGGATTGTGTGAGACATGTCATGACCGGCCAGGATACATCGTGCATCATAAGACGGAATTGAATCCGGATAACATCAACGACCCAGACATTGCTCTGGGTTTTATCAATCTAAAATACGATTGCCATATCTGTCACCAGAAAGAGGATATGAAGGATGGGCCGGCGGAAGGACTGATTCAATATGATTTTAGCCCGGAAGGAGAGGTGATGCCCAGACTCCCCCCTGATTGAGGTTATATTTTTGATTGCGGAAAACCAGGCGTCTACCTGCAAGGAATGCACAGGATAACATAAAGGGGGTGTGGTATCAGTGATAGAATATGATGATTTTGAACAGGAGGCACAGAAGCGGGAGGCTGAATTTGACAGTATTTCCGAGTATTTGGAGAAGAATCGGCGGATCGAGAAAGAGGTACGAAGACTAAAGAGATTGTTCTCAAAAATAGACAAAAATAAGAAGAATCTAGTATTTGCCACAATAGAAGATGTCGCATTTCTTACGATTACCATGCAGGATCTGAGGGATCAGATTATAAGAGAGGGAACGACCGTTGAGTATAAGAACGGAGAGAACCAGTATGGAACGAAGCAGAGCCCGGATGCCCAATTATACCTTCAAATGTCGCAAAAACAGACGCAGGCCATGAAGATTCTCGTAGAATGCCTCCCGAAAACGGAGAAGCCAGTAGCAAGAGATGACGGATTTGAGGACTTTGTGAATGGCAGGGATGATTAGGTATCCGATTGCATATAACCCGGTCCTAGAATATTGGGAGAAGATACAGAATGGAGATATTCGAGCATCAGATAAAGTATACAGGACATACAAGAAGGTTGTCGGGGATATTGCGAATCCGGGAGAATATTACTACAGCGCAAGCAGAGCCAACCATATTTTAGAGTTTGCAGAGAACTACTGCAGACACTCGAAGGGAAAGTTCGGGGGAAAGCCGGTGCGTCTGGAACTATGGGAAAAGGCACACCTGGCTACGGTATTCGGATTCGTAGATATTGAAGGAAATCGGAAATACCGGGAATCAATCCTGATTGTAGGGAAGAAAAATGGAAAATCCCTGCTTGCTTCGATCGTCGGTCTCTACATGCTTCTCGCAGATGGAGAAATGGGGCCGGAAGTATACGCGGTGGCAACCAAAAAGGATCAGAGCAAGATCATCTGGATGGAATCAAAGAGGATGGTCAGGAAATCCCCGTCGTTGTCAAGGAGGGTGCGATCGCTTGTGGCTGAACTGGATACGGATTTTAATGACGGGGTATTCAAGCCCCTGGCTTCTGACAGCGATACTTTGGACGGCCTTAACATCCATTGTGTTCTCATGGATGAAATTCATCAGTGGAAACAAGGGAAGGCCCTTTACGACATCATGGCTGATGGTGTGTCCGCCAGGGAACAGCCTCTGGTATATATTACTTCGACTGCGGGCACCATCCGGGAAGATATCTATGACCAGAAGTATGAAGAAGCAGAGATGGTCATCAATGGTTACGAGGATCCGGATGGCTACAAAGATGAACACTTTATTGCTTTTGTCTACGAACTGGATAACCGGAAAGAATGGGTAGATGAGGGGTGCTGGGAGAAAGCCAACCCAGGACTTGGAACCATCAAGAACCGGAATACCTTGAAAGATAAGGTGGAGAAGGCAAAGAAGAACCCGCTGCTGGTAAAGAACCTGCTCTGCAAGGAGTTTAATATCCGCGAGACATCATCGGAAGCCTGGCTGACATTCGAGCAGGCAAATAACACGGAGACTTTTGACATACGGGCGCTGAAGCCAAGATATGGAATCGGAGGCACGGATTTGTCTGCTACAACAGACCTGACGGCGGCGAAGGTATTATTCAAGGTTCTGGGGGATGAGCGCATCTATGTGATGTCCATGTATTGGATGCCGGAAGACCTGGTTGAAAAGCGAGTAGCAGAAGATAAGATCCCATATGACGTATGGATTGAGAAAGGCTATGTACGGACATGCCCTGGGAATAAGATATCATACAAGGATGTCAAGGCGTGGTTCGTAGAGGTGCAGGAGAAATATGACATCTATCTGACCATGATCGGATATGATTCATGGTCAGCAGTCTATTTTGTAGAGGACATGCAGGACTACTTCGGAAAGGACAGCATGGTGCCGGTGATCCAAGGGAAAAAGACGCTCTCGCAGCCAATGAAGATGCTGGGAGCAGATTTGGAGAATAACCTGATTGTCTATAATAACAACCCCGTGGACAAATGGTGCCTATGTAATACGGCGGTAGACGTTGACAAGAATGACAATATCCAGCCAATCAAGACAAGCAAGCCGCGGCGCAGGATAGACGGGACGGCGGCCCTTCTGGATGCGTATGTGGTACTGCAGAATAACATCAATGATTATATGAGTTTGATATGACGCCTTTCCGGGCGTTATTTTTATGGCAGGAATTAACCAAATGAAAGGAGAAAAGCATGAAATTATTTGGAAAAAAACAGACCAGGAATCGGGAGCCAACAGCAAAAGAGGGCATTCAGATGCTCACTACATGGAAGGAACGGTATTATGCCTGGAATGGGAAATTATATGAAAGCGATATTGTGCGGGCCTGCATCCGGCCAAAGGTAAAGGCCATCGGAAAACTGGTGGGAAAACACATCCGGGATGATCCGGCAGGCGGCCTGAAGGTAAACCCTGACGCGCGGATCCGTTTCCTGTTGGAAGAGCCAAACCCCTATATGACCGGGCAGATGCTGCAGGAGAAAGTCGCGAACCAGCTCTGCCTGAATAACAATGCATTTATCCTGATTGTCCGGGACGAAAATGGGCTGCCTATACAATTGTATCCAATCCCGTGCATGTTTGCGGAGGCTGTCTATGACAAGGAAGGCGGATTGTACCTGAAATTCCAGTATAAGAATGGGAATTCAGGTACTTTTTCGTATCAGGACATCATTCATCTGAGGCAAGATTTCAACGAAAATGACATATTCGGCGACAGTCCGGCAAAAGCCATCTCACAGATGATGGATGTTATTGGAACAATTGACCAGGGGATTATCAAAGCAATTAAGAACAGCGGGGTTATTCGGTGGCTGCTGAAATACCATAACTCATTGCGCCCAGAAGATATCAAGAAGAATGTTAAGGCATTCGTGGATGACTACCTTGCAGTCGAGAGCGAGACATTTGGAGCGGCGGGAATAGATTCCAAGGCGGAGGCTATTCGAATAGAGCCAAAAGACTATGTGCCAAATGCAGCACAGACGGATAGGACGATTGACCGCATATACTCTTTCTTCAACACGAATAAAAAGATCGTACAGTCAAATTATACAGAGGATGAATGGACGGCTTATTATGAGGCGGAGATAGAGCCGGTAGTAGTGCAGATGCACGGAACCTATACGGTGGGGCTGTTCACGCGTAAGGAGCGCGGTTTTGGGAATAAGATCGTATTCGAGGCCAATAACCTGCAGTGCGCAAGCCTGACGACGAAACTTGCTTTCCAGGCAATGGTCGACAGAGGCGCTATGACGCCGAATGAGTGGAGGGAGACTATGAACATGGCCCCGCTTGTGGGCGGAGATGAACCGATCAGGAGATTAGATACCCAGGTAGTGAACCTGATAGAGACCGCGCTCAAAAACATGAATTCAGAGAACTGCCACATAACTGCAGATATTATAAAAGGGCTTTTAATGGCCGGGAAGGAGGTAACGGATGGCAAGAATTGATATCAGGGGAGTGATCATACCAAATGATTACAAATGGTATTACGACTGGTTCGAGGAGGACAGCACATGTCCAAGGGACGTACGGAAGATTATTGACGCGTACCCGAATGAGCCCCACGATGTCTACATCAACTCCCCGGGAGGCGCCATTGACGTGGGATCAGAAATCTATACGATGCTGAGGGGACATACGGCGGGAGTCAAAATCTATATCACCGGACAGGCGTGTAGTGCTGCTTCGGTGATCGCGGCAGCAGGGTACTGCGAGATGGCCCCAACGGCATTGCTGATGGTGCACTGCGTATCATCCGGAGCGCGCGGGAATCATAGCGATATGGAGCACATGGCGGAAGTCCTGCGGACAGCGGACAGAGCACTGTGCAATGCCTACATGAACAAGACGGGAATGACAGAACAGGAAGTCATGGATATGATGGAGCATGAGACCTGGCTGAATGCGCAGCAGGCGTTAGATAAAAGACTGGTAGATAAAATCATGTTCGAGCAGCAGGAACCTGGGCTGATGACAGCATCCATGTTCGCGCTGCCGTCAAAAGAACAAATGGAGCGGGCAAGGGCGCTTGCCATGGCACCCGAGAGGGAGCGCGCCATGATGAACTTAAAACTTTTAGAATTGGAAGGAGCCAGAAAATGGGAAGAAAAGAATATTTAAAAAAGAGACAGGCTATGCTGGATGAGGCAAAGCAGCTCATCAACAGTGGAAAGATTGATGAGGGGAACAAAAAGATGGAGGAGATCAAAGCCCTGGACGAAAGATTTGAGGCGGAGGCCAAGGCAAATGCAGCACTGGAGGCTATGGAGCATGCGCCGCAGGGAATGAACCTGCAGAATCTCACAGATGCAGGAGCAGAGGGAAGAACGGCCGCAGGAACTGCACAGGTGTCTGAAGGAGTTGCAATGAATGGGCAGAAGCACACAGAGGAGAAACTTGATTATTCTTCCGAGGCCTATAAAACTGCCTGGGCCAAAAGCATGATGGGAAAACCGCTATCTGCAGAGGAAAATAATGCCTTTCAGATGGTAAATGAGGCATTTACCCATACGACAGGGAATACGGGAACCGTGATCCCAAAAGTAGTGACTGCTGGTATCTGGCAGGAGATCGGAGAGATCTATCCGTACTGGAATGACATCAGCAAAACGTATGTGAACGGCATCCTGACCATGATCAAGGCCGATACCTCCACGGATGCGGCATGGTACGATGAGGAAACTAAAACAGACGATGGTAAAGAGACCTTTGAGACCATGACCTTGAACGGGTGTGAACTCTCACGGGCAATCACCGTATCCTGGAAGCTGAAAGAGATGGCAATGGAAGAGTTCCTGCCTTATATCCAGAAACGCATGGCAGAAAAGATGGGAGCAGCCCTAGGCTATGGCTCTACACATGGAAAAGGACAGCCGGGAGCAGGCGAAACGTTCAAGGCAGAGCCTATGGGTGTCGTAACTGCACTGGAAAAGGAGACAAATACTCCTCAGATCGCAGAATATGCAAAAGGGGCTCTAGGGTATACCGATATCATCACGGCGAGAGCAAAAGTAAAGAGCGGATATGCAGGCGGCCTCTCCATTTACGCAAACTCCAATACAATCTGGACAGAGCTTGCAAATGTAAAAGATCAGAACGGACGCCCTATCCTGATCGCTGACGTAGCAAATGGAGGAGCCTTCAAAGTGCTGGGCATGGCGGTCAAGGAAGATGATTCCATGCTAGATGGAGAGATCTTGATGTCCAATGCCTCCAGGGGATATACAGCGAACATCAACAAGGAGATCAGCGTCACCCTGGAAGAGCACGTGAAAGACCGTATCACAGATTACTGTGCGTATGCGATCGTAGATGGTGCTATGGTGACCTCCAAGGCGCATGCCCTGTTAAAACATAAGGAGGGGGAATAAAAAGCCGTACGGTGCCGGCAGCGAATAATAGCACCGTGTACGATGATTCCTATACCGTAGCGCAGTTAAAAGATGCTGCGAAGGAGCGGGGGATCACCGGCTATGGAAGCATGAACAAGCAGCAACTCCTGGAGGTGTTGAATAATGAGTGATATGCTTTTGATCGAAGAACTGAAACGTATCGTCAGGGTAAAATCAGCAGACGCAGAGCCTGAACTGCAGGGACTGGTAGCGTCCTGCAAAAAAGAATTGGAACTTGCCGGGATATATGGAGATGAAGCGGATTCGTTGTACCGGCAGGCTGTACGTCTGTACTGCAAGGGACATTATGGATATGATGCGGATGCAGAAAGGTTCCAGGAAGCATTCGACTCTTTGCGCGACGCAATGGCCCTGTCTGGCGATTATGGAAAGGAAGGTGGAAATGGAAGCGACGCTAATATGGAGCAGTAAGGGCAAGGATAAGGACGGGTTCCCGGCAGAGGAAGAGCACAGCGTAGACATATACGTGGAAGAGAAGTCGGTCGCCCGTATGGAGTTCTACGAATCCATGCGTAGCGGGGTAGACGTGAAAACAGTGCTGGAGGCCAGACAGGAGGATTTTGAACTGTCCGCTCATGAAGAGGGCGGACAGAAATCCTATGCGGGAAAGGCGCTGTATGAAGGGCAGACCTATAACATTATCCGAACCTATAAGGCCGGGAAGGCAAAGATTCAACTGGTCTGCGGATAGGAGGAGCATATGTTTCAGGAAATGGGATTTGATGAGTTCGCCAGGGAATTAGAGAGATTAGGAAATATGGACCGAATAGCGCCCGAACTGCTAAAAGAAGCGGCACCAATCCTTGAAAATGCCTTGCAAGGACAGGTACGAAAAGAGGCGGACAGGGGATTTGCGACAGGGAGCCTTGAAGCGTCAATCAAGTCGAATAAGCCAGGAAAAAACCAGCAGGGGCATTACGTATCCGTAACAGCGAAAGGGAAGGACGGAAAAGGAGTGAGGAACAATGAAAAACTAGCGTATCTGAATTTTGGTACATCAAAACAGCAGGCCAGGCCCGTGGTATCGAAGGCGGTAAGAGAAGCGGAGGGGGAGTGCATGGAAGCAATGCAGAAAAAGTTTAACGAGGTGACGAAATGAGCGTAAATCAAAAAATAGAGTCCGCATTAAATGGGATAACAGAGAACATATGGCCGCTCTGCTGTCCGGATGAACATCCCCCGGATGTCTATATCGTATACAATCCTGAAATAGAGATACCAGGATATCATGCAGACGATACGGACATGGAGTGGGTTCAGTACATGCAAATCCACCTGTTCGTAAAGGGGAATTATATAGTGCTCAGAAAGAGGATAAGGAAAAGCCTGAGAGAAGCGGAATTTACGGTTACAGACATTGAAACCATGCGCGAGAAAGACACGGGATATAACCACCTGTGCTTTAGCTGCTACATTGAGGAGGAGTAACAATGGCATACATAGGGCTTGCGAGGCTAATCATAGCACAGCCATCCGGGAAGGGATATATAGGAGGAGTGAGGCTTGGAAGGGCGATAAAAATAGAAATATCGCCTAATTATGAGGATATAAGCGACTATCTGGATGTTAACGATCTGGAACAGGAAGAAATGTTCTCGTATGCTGACGTAAAACTTGAAATAAGCGAGATACCAGCAGAATTAGAAAGCGCGGTATTTGGACATGAGAGCACCAGAGACGAGGTGGTTTCTAGGGACACGGACACATCCGGCTATGTTGGAATGGGAATGAGAAGCAGGGAAGTAGAGGACGGGCAAACAAGATATGTGGCAATATGGCTCTACAAGGTGAAATTTAGCGAGGATGGACAGGAGCATAGCACGAAAAAAGATTCGATCGATTATGAAACACAGTCCATAACCGGACGGGCGATCCCTCTGGATAATGGAAAATGGAGAATCAAGAAACTATTTGACACAAAATATGAAGCGGATTCATGGCTTGATAAAATGGCCGGAATCACAGAAGAAAGAGAGGAAAGACAATGGCATATGTAGGTTTTAGGAAACCGATAATCGGAAAAATGACAAAGGATACGCCGGAATATTCGGCGCCATATGCACTAGGAAAGGCAATCGGGCTGCAGATCACTCCGAGCTATGCGGAAGGGAGCCTTAATGCAGATGATATCCAGGCGGAATATGACAAGGAGTTCAATTACGCCGAAGTGACGCTTAATACAAGCACAATCCCAATCCAGGCGCATAATGATATGTTTGGGCATGAGGTTGGAGAGGACGAAAAAACAGTAACATTCAATACGAACGACCAGGCTAGTTATGTCGGTATGGGATGGGTATCCGTAGAAAAAGTTGACGGGGTACGTTCATTCATCGGAAACTTCCTTCATAAAGTAAAGTTTTCCGAACCATCCGAGGATTATACGACCAAGGGAGACTCGATCGAGTATAAGACGCCGTCTATAACCGGACGGGCAATGGCGCTAGAGGACGGAAAATGGAAGGATACGAAGATTTGCGCTACAGAGGCAGAAGCAAATGAATGGGTAACTGGAAAGTTTAAGGCGGCTCAGCCAGCCCAGAACGGATAAGGAGGAGAGAACAATGTTTGAAGGACTAAATTATATTGAACTTTCGGGGGACAGTTATCCATATAAATGCGATATGCTGGTTTTGGAGAAAATTCAGGAGGAATATCAGGACCTATCGGCATTTGAAAACGCGCTTAGTGGATTTGTGCCGGAAAAAAATGAGGATGGAAGCTATAAAAGAAATGAAGAGGGGTATCTGATTGGGACATACAAAATTCCGAACCTAAAGATCCTAAAGAAGGCATTGTGCTGGATGGTTGCAGAAGGGCTTGCGATCGAAAGAGAGGAGAACGGGGAAGACGAGCCGCAGATCACGGAACGCGAACTGATGCGGAGGGTGGACATGTCCCCTATGGAACTGGGGAAGATCCTGCAGGAAGAGTTCGGAAGATGCTTTAAAAGAAAAAACGAAAAGACCACGCAGAGCAGGAAGAAGGAGACGAAGAAGGCGGAATAAACTTTGCGTGGGTCGTATATGTAGGCATGCAGATGGGATATCGAGAAAGGGAAGTCGCGCATATGTATTTTGGGAAGTGGGCAGATATGTTCGAGGAATTCAAGCGAATGCATAATATTCGCATGAGAAGAATGGTCTTTGAAGAGAAGAAAGTCATGTCAATGCTGGATTTATAACTTGCGATATGATATGATAGAGATAATAAAAGAAGGAGGGATAAGCATGAAAAAAACACAATATCCAAGCGTGCTTGGAAGAATCCTGGCCTTCTACGCAAATCGGCACCCATATGTATCCGTAGGATTAGGAGTATGGGCTATTGGATGCATTGCAATCTCTATTAAGACTATGTCATTATTAGGATTGGCCCTAATTATGGCAGCAGTCATCCTGCTGGCGGCCATACATGCACTGCGCGTATTCCTGGAAGACCTTGGGAGCAGAACCATGAAGGAAAAACGGAGGCTGAGGAAGGAAATAAGAAGGAAGCAGTTATTGAATTATTTAAAAGAATAGAAGCATATACCGAAAGGCCATCTGGAAACAGATGGCCTTTGCTATGTTTAGGAGTGACTATATGGCAAATAAAAAAATAGGTGCATATATTACGCTTGACGGGGAACGGGAATTCCGATCGGCGGTGACATCGTGCAACAAGAGCCTGTCAACAATGCACTCAGAAATGAAACTCGTAGAAGCGCAGACAACAGGACAGGCGAATACGCTGGAGACGCTAGAGAAGAAGCATGAAATCCTAGTGAAGACTCTGGATGAGCAGAAGAACAAGGAAGAGGCAGTAAGGACAGGACTCAGGCATGCAGAACAGGAGTACTCCAGAATCGGCAACGAACTGGAGCAATACAAGGAAAAACTGCTAGAAGCACGGAGCACATTGCAGGATATGGAAAACTCTTCGGACACGACCGAGGAAGCGCTGAACGAGCAGAGACAGGCAGTGAGCGATCTGTCCGGAGTCGTAGAAAAGGGAGAGGCAACATACCAGCGCGCCGGGAACAAGGTGCAGGACTGGAAGAAGCAGCTGAACAATGCGGAGGCGCAGACGATACGGGCAACGCGTGCGGTAAATGAGAATACCGCATACATGAAAGAGGCGGAAGCCGCATCGGATGGATGCGCGAAAAGCATTGACGAATTTGGGAACCATGCGAGCCAATTGGCTGATGAGATTACAAGCACGGGAAGAATCATAAAGGCTAATCTTATCAATACCGTAGTGGATGCGGGAAAACAGTTGGCAGGAACCGTGTTCAAGTCAGCGATAGACGGAACGCTGAAACTTCAGGATGCGCAGAACCAGCTTCAGGCCAGCACCGGAGCAACCACGCAGGCGACAAAAGATTATAGCAGGCAGATGCAGGAACTTTATGCTTCCGGCTATGGCGATGATATCAACGGCATAGCCAATGCCATGGCGCTGGTAAAGCAGTATACAAACGAGACGGATCCGACGAAGATACAGAAACTGGCAGAGAGCGGAATAGCCCTGGAAGACATTTTCAACATGGATCTAAGCGAATCGATACGCGGAATTGACGCATTAATGGACGATATGGGGCTTGGCGCGGAAGAAGCCTTTGACTATGTCGCAAAAGGCGCTCAGAATGGATTGAACAAGTCTTCGGAACTGGGAGACAATCTGGCGGAATACGTATCATTGTGGGCGCAGGCCGGGTTTTCAGCGGAAGAAATGTTTACAATACTGCAGAACGGGCTTGATTCAGGGGCATATAATCTGGACAAGGTAAATGACTATGTAAAAGAATTTGGAAACTCGATGGCTGACGGACGTATTGAAAGCAACCTGTCGGCGTTTTCGGCAAGCACGCAGGACTTGTTCCAGGAGTGGAAAAACGGAAACGCAACGACAAGCGAAGTATTCAAATCCGTAATCTCAGATCTTGCAAACATGGAGAACCAGCAGCAGGCCCTGACGATCGCAAGCAATACGTGGAGCGCGCTGGGCGAAGATAACGCAATGAAGGTTATCACATCCCTGTACAATGTAAATAGCACATATAAGAACGTGCAAGGAACGATGGAAGATATCAAGCGTATCAAGTACGACAGCGTATCGAATGAATGGAAGGTTCTTGGGCGGACGTTCCAGACGGATGTGATGCAGCCGATACTGGTAAAATTCCTCCCAGCGGCGCAAAAAGGGATGAAGGCTCTGGCGGAAAACATTGATGTAATCGTGCCGGTCGCAACAGCAGCAGGGACAGCAATCGGGACGCTGTTCGTCGTGAACAAGAGCAGAAAGTTCATTTCAGAACTAAAGGAAACTGGAAAGAGTATTAGCGGCCTGGTCACAAAGGTATTAGAGCATTCCGCGGCCAAGGCGGCGGATACGGCTGTCGAATCAGCATCTACAGCGGCTACAACCGCGCAGACGGCAGCGACTGTTGCCCAGACTACGGCAACAGCGGCCCAGACGGCAGCAACGACAACGGCCACGGCTGCCCAGGGAGGACTGAATGCCATTATGGCCGCAAATCCGGTAGGGCTTGTCGTTGCGGGAGTGGCAGCGCTCGTTGCAGTAACAGCGGTATTCGCGTCAAATGTAGATATAGCAAAAACAAAGACGGACGAGCTCGGGGAGAAGGCCGACAAACTAAATGAAAAGGCGGAAAGCGCGGCGAATGGGCTTGAACAGGCAACCGGGAAAATGTCCACATCAATGGGAAAGGTAGAGGCAAGCGCGGAAGTGGCAAGAAGCCTGAAGCAGGAACTGGAAGGCCTTGCCGGCCAGTCGTCCCGCACGGCATCGGAACAGTCCAGGATGGAGACGATCGTAATGGAACTGAATTCGATTTTTCCAGAAATGGGGCTTGCCGTTGACGATGTGACTGGGAAGCTAAACATGAGCGCGTCGGAAATGGATAACTATATCAATTCGGCGATACAGATGCAAAAGGTACAGGCGGCGCAAGAGGCGATGAAAGAGAGCGTTGAGAAACTTGTAGACGCCGAGATCGCGCAGGCGGAGGCAGCGAAGAGCCTGTCAGACATAGAAAATGAACTGGGGAATATACAGGCAAAGCGCTCGGAGGTAAATGATGCGATCACGGAGAAAAATGAGAGCCTAAAGCAGGCTCAGAAAGATTACAACAAGGCTCTTCGGGAAGGCGCGGAAAATGCAGATGAATTATATGCTGCCACGCAGGATCAGTCAGAAGCGACAATAGAGTACAATGGAAAGATACTATCAGTATCGGAAGCGCTCAGACAGATGACGGAAGACGAAGAGGCCTTAAATGAGAAAAAGCAAGAGTCGAAGGAGGCATTGGGAAATGTCAATGATGCGATAGATGAGGCGAACGACAAGATGGAGCCTTATACGGAATACCTGACAGGAATGACCGAGGCTACAGAGAATAATACAGAGAAGACGCAGGCAAACAGTCGTGCAAAGGAAGAAAATGCCGAAAAGGCACAGGCAAATATTGAAATGTCAGGGCAGGAACTGGAGGCGTATAATAATCTGTCTGCGTCCCAGCAGGAACTTGCAGTAAATGTAACCAATAGCGTCATTTCTATGCAAGAAAATGTGCAGAATGCTCTTGCGTCCCAGATGGACATGTTCGAACAGTTTGACGGAGGAGTACAGATATCTACAGAGCAGTTGCTTTCGAATATGCAGAGCCAGGTGGATGGAGTTACGGCATGGGAGCAAAACCTATCATCGCTGGCGGACCGCGGAATAAATCAAGGAATACTCCAGAAACTCGCAGAGATGGGACCGCAAGGATCTGGATACGTTGCCGCATTCAACTCCATGACAGACGAAGAACTGTCAAAGGCAAATGACCTATGGAGCCAGAGCGTGGATATACAAGGAATGACAAACGACTGGGGACAGCAGCTGCTGACGTCTGGTGCCGCAAATATAGCAGGAGGAATGCAAAACCTGACATCAGTGATGCAGCAGAGCGGAGCAAATACGGTGATGGGACTCGTGCAGGGACTGCAAAACGCGCAGGATCAGGCAGCGACCGCAGGGCGCGATCTCGGAGTCAAGACTATTGAGGCTGTGGATAATGGGCTGGGCTGCCATTCGCCGTCCACGAAAACGATGGAGTCCGGACGGAATGTGAATGTAGGACTGGCAATGGGAATGAGCACTAGCATAAGCGTAGCGCAGGCGGTAGCCAGAAGCACATCAGAATCAGTGACAAATATCGTATCCAATATGCTTAAGGCAGAAAGATTCATGCAATACGGAAGGAATGTATCAACAGGACTGGCCCAAGGAATAAGCGCCGGAAAGTCGCAGGTGATACAGGCCGCCATTGATGTTGCCGGAGCGGCGATCACTGCAGCGCAGGAGAAACTTGAAATCAATTCGCCGTCCAAAGCATTCCGTCGTATAGGAGAGTCCACGATGGAAGGATTCGTACTCGGAGTAGAAAGAACATCAAATACAGCACGAAAAGCCGTATCAGGAGCCGTCGACTTTCGCGGAATAGAAGGAAGGATAGACCAAAAAAGTGGGAGAATGGGAGAGGCGGAGTATGCTATGCTGAACAAGATTGTAAATAATGCCGTAAAGCAGGCGAAATTTGCAGTATATCTGAACGGGCGCGATGTTACAAGAGAGTTATCTGATCTGGGGGTGGTATTCAGTGCTTAGATATGTAAGCGGAAGCACCGGACAGGAGATGGTACTGTCCGGGAAAAACATCAGGGCAAGGATCCGAAAGGCTGGATTATACGAATACGAGTGGGAGGTTGATGAAAGCAGCGAGATATTAGGAAGCATTATCAACGGGTTTGAAAAAAAGTCAAAAAAATATAACCTTATAATCGACTTTCTTGGAGGGAAGGAGGAGAGAAGGAGCAATGCGAATAGATTTTTTGAGCTGGTTGAAAGAGATGTGCTGGAGGGGACGATTGGCAGGCTGTATTTCAAGGATTACTATATTGAGTGCTATATAGTAGGATCAGAATTCAATGTTGCAGATGACAGGTACCGGGCAGTCCAAAAAGAGGTGAAGGTATATGCACCATATCCGTTCTGGCAAAAAGAAATTAAAAAACAATTATTGGCTCAGAAAAATAACGAAGATGAAGGCGGGATTGACTTCCCGTTTGACTTCGAGTTCGATTTTTCGGCAGACATGATAGGGGCGAAAACATGGACCGTGGATCATTATGGGGAAAGTAATTTTCAGATGATATTCTATGGGCCATGCCAAGATCCGAAGGCTACGATTAACGGATATCCATATCAGATATTTACAACCCTGGAATCAAGCGATTATCTGATTATAGACAGCCGGAGGCATTCCGTTGTAAAGTATCTCGCAAACGGAACGACATCGAATCTATACAATAGCAGGCAGATGGAACGGAGCGTATTTGAAAAGATACCATCGGGAGAACTGGTTATAGGATGGCCCGGGACATTTGGCATTGACCTGATACTATTCTTGGAAAGGAGCGAACCGGAATGCTAGATATGCATCTAACGGATATCGACGGAAGACAGATTATGGCTTTGCTGGATGCGGATCTGGATGCGCAGTTGAATAGCGGCAATAGGGACTTCGAACTGACGATACCCGTTAAAAAATGGGACGAAAGAATTAGGATGGGGTGTAGTTTTTTTATCCCGGAAAGTGAAATCGGGGGGATTATTGGAGAAGTAGAGACGAGCACGAAGACAGGAGAGGCCGTATTCCGAGGATACCTATGGAGGGGGCTGTTAGAAAAAAAGATTATCGTTCCGCCATCCGGGAAAGACCACTACATAGTATCAGGAGAACTGAACGAGATACTAAGGGAAGTCATAGAAAAGAGATTTGATGGGATATTTGTCGTGCCCAGGATAGATACGGGGATAACGATAAGCAGTTACGCGTTTGACCGATTCACTACCGTGCTGGAAGGGGTTACAAAAATGCTCAGATCCGTCCAATACCGACTGAATATCAAATATGTTACCGGCGAACCGAACGCAACTGGATATGTAGAGGTTTCGGCAGTCCCTATAATTGACTATTCTGAGAAGTTCGAATTCTCGCAAGACAGCAGAATACAATTCAAAGTGTCTCAAAAGAGAAATGGAGTAAACCATCTTATAATTGGCGGAAAAGGTGACATGCAGGACAGGAATGTCATACATCTCTATGTACAAAAAGACGGAAGCATCGGGAAGGAAAAATACTATACCGGGATAGAGGAAATAGAAAGTTTCTACGAGAATACTAGTACAGATACTGCTGATGTGGAGCAGAAAGGAAAGGAGCAGTTAGAAAAATTAATGAATAGGGACTCTATGTCAATGGATATGGAGCAGTCGGGTATGGAACTGGAGATCGGGGATATCGTTGGAGGACGCGATTATATCACGGGGATATACATGAAACAGCCAATAGAGGATATTGTCATAAAGAAGGAAAAAGGAAGGATAGTCAAAAAGTATAAATTGGAGGGAACAGAATGATTTTTGTGACGGCAAAAAAGGGAAAAAATCACGTGACCAGCCAGCAGTTTAGAGGAATAGTTGCAGCAATGGCTGGCACAGAAAGTTATATTGCAGATATGGATGAGCACCTGGAACCCGAACTGGCAGTAAACAATACGATCAAGATAAGAAGCGGGACATTAATACACCATGGAGGGGTCATGGTGGTAAAGAGCGGGACGTATGATGAAGTCACATACCAGAATGGAACACAAGCAATGAAGCGGATCGATCTTGTGGTGGCAAGGTATACGCAGGATACAGCGACGGAGACAGAAAATGCCGAGTGGGTGGTGATACAGGGGCAGCCGGCAGAAAGCAATCCGGTGGCGCCAGACTATATACACGGAAATATGCAGGATGGAGATCTTGCAGATGACTGCCCGATCTTCGAATTACATTTTGACGGGATCAATGTAACGGAAGTAAGGAAACTGATAAATATAATGCAAAGTGTTGATGAACTAAATAGAAAATTGGCGTATGTCAAAACAGACATCTCGCAGAATCTTAAGGTATATCGCGAGGGGCGCAGGGTAACTGTCCAAGGACTTGTACTGATCAATGGCACTAGCATGTCATTTGAATTGCCATACACAGCGACAGACGTTACAAGATTCCCAACCATTGGACTGTCTAATTCTCTGGCACTTGCCGGATATAGTTTCGGAACGGTGAAAGGTGCAGTGTGTGAAATCACATTTGGAAATGCGATCACTTATGCCGCAGTAAATTTTGCTTATTATACCAATCTATAGGTTAGCCTTTTGTTTTATAAGAAAAGTTTAGGCATCCGAATGTATTCGCTCCTGCTAATACTATATCCATTGCGTTATTATTTTTTGTTATAACTCCGCGTCCAGTATAGCCAGTTGTTGGTTCAGATGAACTATTTAAACCGATGACAGGAAACCAGGTCTGTTCTATTGCCTTGTATGGCAACGTAATGCTAATTCTTTGTGAATTCATGGCTACTACACCTTGTACGGCAACCATAGTACCTCTTTTGTGAATAATAACATTTGGTTGAGTATCTAAAGTAGTTGCTACATCAGATATATTTCTAATTAATTCAGTATCCCTCTTTGAAACTTGTTATTAGTTACGTCTATAAAAGCGTACAACAAAAACACCCGACCCTCGCCGGATGTAAAAATATCCTTATTCCCCTCTTGCTATGCGCTTAAATACTTCTGATGATGATACTTGATGCCTTCCTGGTCCACCGTGCAGTAGCCCATCGTCGTCTCCGGCTTCGCATGGCCCGCCATGACCATGGCCTCCTGCAGCGGCATCCCCCGGTTCAGGGCGTTGGTCAGGGATGTCCTGCGGAACCGGTGCGGGTGGGCCTTATCGACTCCCGCCCGCTGGCCCGTTCGCCGGATGATGTCCTCGATCCCCGTCTTCGACAGACGGCTATGCGGCCTCCTAGTGGATACGAACAGCGCCGGGCTCCCATCCGTCCGGCTGTCCAGATACTCCTTCATGTACAAGTTCGTCCTGTCGTTCAGGTAGACCCGCCTTTCCTTGCTTCCCTTCCCGAATACGATCAGGTCCTTGCTGGTGAAGCGGATGTCGTCGCGGTTCAGGGCTGCCAGTTCCGAGACCCTCACCGCCGTGCTGTAGAAGAACTCCATCATCGCCTTATCCCGGAGCGTGCTGCAGTTCCGTAGCAGCATCTCCCTCTCCTCGTCCGTGTAGGGCTTGCGGATCTTCTGCTCCACCTTGATCGCCTCTACCAGGGCCATGGGATTCCTCCGGATCCGGTCCCGGTCCCGCAGCCATGCGAAGAAGCTGCTGTAGACCGCCCGGACGTTCTTGAGCGTCTGGTTGGACACCTGGCGGATCGCCTTGTAGGCCCGCATGTACCCGGAGATGTCCCCCTCCGTAATGTCCCGGACTGCCTTGTTCACATAGGACAGCAGCCTCTGCAACTCGTAGCGGTATCGGTCCACCGTCCCGGGGGACTTTCCCTCCAGGGCCTTCGACATCAGGTATTCCTCCAGGTCTATGGCCCAGCTCCTGTCTGAAATCCGCAGTTCCCGCTTCTCCTGCGAGATCTCGCACCCCTCGAACACCACCTGAAGGACCGTCTTAAGGTCCCTCAGGCATGCCTCGTCCAGAATGGCCTGCATCCTCCGCAACACCTCCATAATCTTCTGTTCCATCATTCCAACTCCTTTTTGCTTTCCATTGTAGCAAATATTGCTGGCTATTCCTGAACTAAATAGAAAATTAGAAAGTAGTTTTAAAAGCATTGAGATATTGGCACACGCTGTAACAAGCGGTACATTTCCAATCAAAGATATCACACAGTTTAAAACAATGTATCTAGCATTTTTTTATTCCGGTACATACTTTTTGACTGAACTCAACCCACATATCATGCTGTTTAATGATTCTTTTATCGGTAAAAACCTTGAATTTGGGAGAGTAGGAACAAATACAGGTTATAGTATTGGTGGAAGCGTACGGTTTGCATCTACTACATCGTTTGTTATGGGTAACTGGACTGTAAATGGCTGGACGTTTAGCAGTTGGATGTTGATAGGAATCAAATAAACTATAGGTTGATTACATCTGATGTAGGCCAACTGGCAGAAGTAACGTAGCTGAGAGGATCACTATGTGTGATGGAACTTATCACATTAATGCTGCCTGTGGAATTTGCGACGAGCCACCAAGTACCTCTAATCTTGTTATTTCCGTCTGTAATTAGTCCCGGGATAGCGGAAAGATCAAGAACTGGACGGTATCCCATTGGGATGGACCCCTGATTAGTGTAGACATGGCCAGCCTCAACGACTTCAAGAATACTGTTATGTGTCATTAATACTTCGTTTCCACGGCGCAAAAATGAAAATCCCATGACCTTTGTCGATGATTCTTGATCCAATTTTCTATTTAGTTAACTATGAAACTCTATCAACCAGAGCCGAATGGCTCTTTTTTAATGTGCGACGTCGCACGAAAGGAAGTGAAATTTTGAAAGCAATATTTAATGATGCTACCGCTATGCAAATCCTAAAATTTGAAGCGTCAGGCGGTAAATTAAGCATCAAAACAATTTACGCTACGCGCGAAGAACTTCGAGTCAAGTTTTCGGATGAGTTTGCGTGTAAGAAAATAGTAATCGAGGAACGGGGACAGACAATAGCAACACATATCGATTATACAACGCTATATCGGATAGAAGAGTATACAGGAGGAATCCTTGGCGTGGTCATGTACCAGGATGAGAAGACTCCCGAGGTACAAGCAGAAGTGCAGGCCGCCGCTGTTATGGTAGCACAGATCCAGGCTCAGGCTCTGGTGGACGAGCAGGCACTGGCCGTGCAGGCAATATACCCGTCATGGAACGGAGCCAGCGTGGACTATGCAGAGGGATATAAGGTGCGACATAATGGGACGCTGTACAAGTGCCTACAGGCCCATAAGAGCCAGGCAGGATGGGAGCCGGGCGTTGCGCCAAGCCTATGGGCAGCAATCGCCGGAGAGCAGGCGGGGATGATGGACAGCCCGATCCAGGTTCCGGAAGAGGTGTCAACATCCGGAATGGAGTACGAGTGTGGCAAATACTACAGCGAGTCAGGGGTTACATACTTGATGGACAGGCAAGGGATGTCTGCCGGAGACACGGTTATCCTGTACTTCCCTCCAAGTCAATTGGTAGGGCAGTATTTTACAATTATTGAATAGGAAGGAAAGTGAGGTATATGAAATTGAAGACAGGAATATGTACGAGTATCGGAGCATTGGGTAGCGTAGTGGCTGCCCTTTTTGGCGGATGGGATGCGGCATTGCAGACACTGCTCATATTTATGGGGATTGATTTTGCCATGGGGATTATCTTGGCCGGAGTATTCCGGAAGTCAGGAAAGAGCGAGAGCGGGGCCTTGGAAAGCCGGGCCGGATGGAAGGGGCTATGCCGAAAAGGCGTGACACTTCTGTTCGTGCTGATCGGTGCCAGGCTGGACGTTATAATTGGGACTAATTATATTCGTGACGCTATATGTATAGGCTTCATCGCCAATGAACTTATCAGCATCGTGGAAAACGCGGGGCTGATGGGAATTCCGCTACCGGCGATTGTGCAAAAAGCAATTGATATATTGACGGATAAGGCGGAGGGCGAGTAATCGTCCTCTTTTTGTGTGACGTCGCAAGAAGAAGGAGATTAAGAATATGAATATAATCGAAACAAATTTACAGTTCAGATCCATGAGTTACAGAAGCAGGACTAACCGTCTTATTCTGCATCATGCAGATGCTAGTGTATACTCGCCGGAACAGATCCACCAACTGCATTTACAGAAGGGCTGGTCTGGAGCAGGATATCATTTTGAAGTTAGAAAAGATGGGTCGATTTACAGGTTGCGGCCTGAAGGGGCAGTAGGTGCCCACGCTTCCGGAGGCAACTCTGATAGTATCGGTATCTGCTTTGAAGGAGATTATGATGTAGAAATTATGCCGGATGTGCAGAAACAGGCCGGAAAAGAACTAGTAGCCTGGTTAAAAGGCAAGTACGGCGTCAGTAAAGTGCAAGCTCACAGAGATGTATGCGCAACTGCCTGCCCCGGCGCAAAGTTCCCATTTGCGGAGATTGCTGGAGCAAGCGGCAGTGTATCAGTTACAACCTCACAGCCGGTACAGGTATCAGGGGAGATTGCAGAGTTACAGAATGAGTGTAATGTTCAGGGGTTTTCTTCACAGGAGGTAGATAATATACCGGGACTGATCACCTTGGCTGGATGTCCCATGCTTAAGAAGGGGGCTCAGGGAAGTATTACCAGATGGGTACAGAGAAAACTAAATGCACTTGGTTTCGATTGTGGATCTGTAGATGGGGTATTTGGCGCAAAGACAAAAGCGGCAATTATGGCATTTCAGCGGGCAATGGGGCTTGTTGCGGATGGCATCGTTGGACCAAAGACTTGGAGCAAGTTGCTGGGACTATCTTAATAATATCAATATAATATCATTAAAGCCTCGGAGCATAAAAACTTCGAGGCCTATTATTATCTATGCTAATTTTCAGGGACAATGTAGAGAGGATGCTTGCGACATCTGCCCATTATTTTTCCTTGGCGTAGGATGAGTCTCTGCACCCGATTGAAACTAGCTGGGGTTCGAATTGACTCGTAGTCCCCCTTGTATAACTCACCGTGGAATACATTATATCCTGCGTATTCGGGGCGCGTAAGTATGACGCTTACGCTGTTAATGTGTGGGATGCGTCCACGCTTACCGCGGAACCCCTTTTCTTTTGCCAACAACGCCACTTCGGTGATGTTTTTGCGGATAAGGTATTGGTCGTGCACAAAATTAACGTATTCGGCCTCTGTTGGATTGATAGAGAAACTATCGGGCCCAAGTAGATCATATCCAAGGATATCATGACAGGTGCGCTTCCCCTGCCTGGCTCTCTCTAACAGCCCCATATATACATTCTCGGAGATTACTTCCCGCTCAAACTGGGCGACAGTCCCAAGCATTGATCTAACCATTCGCCCGGCGGGAGTTCCGCTGTCGAATGCCTCTGAATAACTGACAAGTGCGATTCCCAAGTTATCCAACTTCTCGCATGCGGTCATTAGATCCGCCATATTACGAGAGAACCGAGTTAACTTCCAGACAAGTATGCAGTCGAATTTACGCTGTTCCGCATCTGAAAGCAATTGGAGCATTCCGGGTCGATGCTTAATATCCTTTGCGCTTATTCCTTCATCAGAGTAGATTCTGTAGACAATATATTTCTTTGAGTTGCAGAAATCTAGAAGGAGTCTCTGCTGTGCGTCCAAAGAATATCCTGCTTCTGCTTGTTCTCGCGTGCTTACACGAGTATATATAGCCGCTAGTATTTTCTCGCTCATATATGGACTTCCTTTCAAATTGCCCCGGATTATTACCGGGGCAGATGTCAGGCCTGATATTTTACATACGTCAAGCAAGCCTCCGTCCATGTCCCGTCCCACGGCTTATAGGATACTTGTAATCTGTATGCAGGATGTTATCGCACAACCGTTAAGCGCCGGATAACGCCACCGGGGTGTTACAAGGGTTAATGGGTGGCCGGCTTAATACGTGCTGTAGACGGGTACAGATCCGCATTAAGTACTTTATATGTAAGTAATTGCGCAGGGACTTATGCATGGGTGGATGCCCTGCGAGATTATGCCCATACGGGCGATCCCGGCGGTTGCTTTGATGCTACGGCTATACCGCCGCCGGTAAATGATTAGTCCTCTTCCAATTTCATAACTTGCTAACGTAGTTCGCTCTATGTTTAGTATGTAAGACAATTCTTTTTGTGACAGGCCGGCATTTTCACGTAATTGCCTTATTCGCCTAGCAAATTCGTTCATTTTGAATCACCATCCTTATAAATATATTGTAAGTACATTTTTGGCTGCTGACAAATGGTAAATATTGGACTAAAATAAACCAAATAAGCCTTGCTATTGAGAGGGAAAATAAGAGGGCATTATTAATAAAAAAAGTATGATTTTATATTATACTATAATAGGTAGAAACTAATATAACAAAGCAAAAACGAATATGTATTAATATGTAATTGCGAAAAGTATGTCCCTGGGAGTCACTGAACTAATCCGTTAAATGCCTTGAAACATAGGTGTTTAGCGGATTTTTTTGTTTTGCAAAATAAAAAAGGGGCAGAAAAGAGGGCAATTACATAATTTTCACGGAAGCAATCTGATCATTATCGTTTTGGCGCATCTTTTTTGTTATGTGCAAATATATCTGCTTGGTAATCTTGCTATCCTCGTGCCCGAGTCGGCGTGTGATTGTTTCCAACTGCACCCCGTTTTCGGCCAGCATGCATGTATGGGTGTGGCGGAGTATGTGGGCGGTAATCTTTTCCCTGCCGAGAATGCGGCGGCCGTTCTCTTTGATGTACTTATTATAAGCCGCATAATTTGCTCGTCCGCCGTCCTCTCCCTGGAAGAATACGGGGCTCTTGCCATATCCGTTGACCAAGGACTGCCGTAGCATGTAGGTTGATATCTGCTTGCACACGTCGTATAGATCATCCTGCATGTACACGTCGCGATATGATGAGGGAGACTTGGGATCTGTATCTATCAGGTTGTTGGTATCGTAGGTTGTAGTAACGTGGATGCATCTGTCATTAAAATCTACATCTCGCTTATCCAGCGATAGGGCCTCGCCGATTCGGATGCCTGACAGCCCGAGAAATTCGGTGAGAAGTTTCCATTTGGTCACATCCATTGCGCTTACCAGGCTCTTGAATTCTTCTGTCTCAAGATACTTGTCCTCGATCTTTTCCCTGTACGATATGTCCGGAAGTGGAGACACCTTATTTAGAAACGCTATATCCGCGATATAGTCATTCTTATACCCCCATCTGAGTATCCCCTTCGTGCGCTTCAAAAGTTCGTTGATGGTGCTGTTTTTTGCGTCCAGGGCGTACATCCTATCCCGTATATACTTGGCCGTGAGCCTGTCTACTAGCGTGTCCGGGCCAAGGGTTTGTAGCATTGAATTCGCATAGAAAAAGTTGCGCCGGTATGTTGATGCCTTGACCGTCTTTTTCTGCTCGGCGCGGTAGGCATCGACAAGATCCTGCAAGGTGACTGATTCGGGAGCGGTGCTGGACGTAAGTTCTTTTAACTTCCGCTCGATTTTCTGCTCGAGGATCTTTTCAGCCTCCTTTCTGGTAGCGCGCGTATCCTTATCAAGCGTTACTGATGTCTTTCCGCATTTTCCGGTCAGGGGATTCACATAGCGCTCTACGAATTTGACTTTTCCATTTTCTTGGTATTCTGGCCACATAAGATTTCCTCCTTAAGTATTTATAGTTAAAAAATGGTATAAAAAATAATCCTCGTTTAATCATGAGGATTATGGTATAATCTACTTGCGAAGGTGGATGTATAACGTAATCCCATGATTGCGGGTTGCATCTAATCTATAAGCCGTCTTAGAAATAGGGCGGCTTTTTTATTTTTATAATATCATCGTATAAACCTATTTATAAATGATCGAAAATTTTTAAGTAAAACATCCTCTATGCGCCTGAAAGTGGACGATGAGGTTAATTCAATCATCTTACTCTTTGCGGCCGCATGATTGAAAGGAATTTGGCAATATGTAATGATATCATCTGCATTAATAATATTACATTTCGAGAGGATGATATCGGGGCAAGTAAAATAGTAAGCGAAGATATTGCTTTCTTGATCATTATCATTAACGGTATGGAATCTATTTGGAAAGTCATCAATAGATCCATTACGGATTAAATAAATGAGTTTCGATATGATCCATCGGATGCGATCTGCCGGCAGATTCTCATCATACAGAATGATGTAATGGCCAGTTGCATTAACATACATCACAGAACCTTCGCGGTATCCGTTATAAAAACTTCTTTCAGTATCGCTGAAGGCCGCTTGAATTGGCATAATGAAAATCGAATCACTAATGATAGCGGCAAGGTTGTTTAAAACAGGCAGCCTATTGGCGCCGAAGTCTATTAAGGTATCATAAGCAGTAAACTTTATAAATTTTCGGAACTCTCCTGATATCTCGGTCTTTTTCAAAAAGCGCATAATTAAAACTCCAAGGGTAAAGATCTATTAATATTTTACCATTGAGTTATTGATCAGGAGATTCCAATTTATGGAAATTTAGGCATCCTTTTCTTTGAATTGTTTCTTAGCAGCAGATTGCAAAGCAAGCAGATCCTCAAGAGGAAGCTTTGGAACAGATGAGACTTTATCCACTACGCGCCCGAGACATTCGGTATTTTCGCTGATTGCAACATCCGGATACTCTTTGTTAAGAGATATTAGGGAGTTATCTCCTAATTTCTTAACATAGGAATATCCGTCTACGATGAAAATACCGATCTCGCCAATTGAAAGATTTCCGGCCGGCTCGACAAGAAGAATATCGCCATCGTGATAGAGGGGTTCCATGCTTGCGCCATTTACACCTATTGCATATTTTACATGCTGATATTCCGGGACATCCGGTATTTCAATCAAATCGACTGGGATATCATCAAACACAAACTGACCGGATCCAGCACTGGCTAATCTCTGGTAGAATTGAATAACCCGGGTAGAAGACTGTGACGGCTCGCTGAAATCAACAGCAGAGCAACGATCATATTCTGCATTTAATAATTGGTCTACAATATATTTACCATGTTTGTCAAGGGCATGGTATTTTTTCAACATTTCTTTATCAGAAGGAGAAAATGCGTCTTCTGATCCTCCAAGAAGATAGTTAGGAGTTATCTTCAAAACACCACATATTAATTCAATAGTATTAGGGTCTGGTTTGTTTTTATCATTTTCCCAGTCACTAACAGAATTGTGTTTTGCAGATATTTTATCTGCAAGTTGTTTTTGAGTAAAACCGTTAACTTTTCTTGCCTCTCTTAGTTTCTCTCCAAAAGTCAATTTTGCTCACCTCATTTCTTGATGAAAGTATACCATTGAATTTCGAAAATGTAAATAAATTATTTCGAAAAAGTCGAAAAAGAATATTGACACTCCGAAATAATCGTAGTAGTATAATAATAAATTCGATATAATCGAAATTTGGAGGTGAAAAGATTGGTTGAAGAAAAGATTAAGGATTATTTGAAGGAACAGGGAATTTCACAAGTATATTTAGCAGGGAAAGCAGAAATAGACTTGCCGAAACTAAACTTGTCATTGAATGGGAAGAGAAGATTAACATTCGACGAATACGAAAGGATATGTTGGGCTTTGGACGTAGGTGTCGATAAATTTCTGTCCCCAAAGATGCCAGAGGAAAAAGCAGGATAGGAGGTGGCGTGAAGGTAATGAAAAAAGTTGATTTGTCAAAATTTACAGATGATGAACTCTTGGATATTGAAAAAAGAGCAAAATACTTTGTGTGGGATGAACGGATGGGAGAAAAACCGTTTATGTTTGATGAGATGGAGAGATATAAGAAGGCAGACAACATAAGTTATCGGTTAAAAAATCTTTTTCGCGCTGTCTGCCCAGTTGTGAAGTACGACTACATAAAACCAATTATGATTGAACTCGCAAGGAGAAATATCAAAGGTTTTGAATTATGGAGGCCATATATTTATTCAAAAACGCCGTTGCAACGCCTTCAGCAGTGGCTGACATCATTTTTAAACCGGCTCCACCGAGTTTGGAAAGCAATTTTTTGGTAAGATTCCACTTTTCCTCTGTCTTGATATTTGCTACAAGTTCGTGGCCAATTGGATTTAAATCCTCAATTGCTACGTAATCATACACCTTCCAATTGGTATTAAATAAATATCCAGCGAGGTCGCATTGCCGAATATGATAAAGAACTGTATCGGAATCATAATGAGATAAATGCGAGCCTACGGGAAGGTGGTTAGGGTTATATTCATAAGTATCGTTAAAGGAGGAAAATTGCTCAATTTCAAGCAGTATATCTCTAATGCAATTATGATTTAGGACCATATAGAATCCCCTTTCTTTTATAGTTGGCTCTGGCAGGAGCCTACAAATAAAGTATAGAAGAAATGGATGAAAAAAACAATCAAAAATAGAAGGAAGAAATGCTAATGAGAAAGGTAAATGATAAGAGGAGGAGGTGGTGAGAAAATGCTAATTATGGAACAGATAAACGGATATCCATATATGCGCAAGAAGCAACTAATGGAGGAGTTCCAGGTATCAAGGGCCTTCGTGGATAAGAAGGTTCGTGGAATCGAAAGAGAAATCGAGGCCGGAAGATATAACCGATATACGATTCTGGATGGAGCGATCAACGTATATGCATTCATAGACTACTGGAAGTATGAGAAACAATTGGCTGATCGTAATGCGAGAAAGTACGTGCCGAAGTTTGGGCCAGACGAGATCATGGAACTCTGCGGCTTTAAACAGAAGGTGGTAGAACTTAATGAAGAGGTCGTATAGGTAGGAGGTACATGGGATGGTAGCATTGACAATGGAAATAGACAAATGTATTCGAGCGGAATATAACCGTATAAAAGAAAGCGGGTATAGCGAAAAGAAAGTGGAACAATTGGTACGGGAGATTAGATGGACGGAGCCGGACCTGGCAGAATACATAAAGAAAAAGATAGGAAAAATGCGGGAAAGCGAGGCAATTCGCTAGAACAAATTGCCCCGGCGAATTAGTTATTTACAATCCTTACAACAGCAGATGAAGAGTAGATTGTATTACCGTTTGAATTCACATAAAAGAAATTGCATTGACATAATGCGGTAGTAATGGCAGGAATTAGGCCATCTTCAATATGATTGTAAATTTCAAGCGGTTTTCCAATAGAGGAAAATGGATCATCGACGCTTGCCGAATGAAGCGAAACTGGAATTAGAAAATCATTTTCTTCTATAACGATGGATGACTGATCAGCGAAATGTATTGTTGCACTATTCATAATAACACTCCTTTCGTATATTTGGCTCGGATAGAAGCCTGTAAATAAAGTATAGAAGAATTTGGAAGGATTATCAATAAGTTAAGGAGGTAAATATGGAAGATTATCATGCAAGGCTTAAGGCGGACACTCCATGGCAGATCCGGCGCCAGATTAGACAGTTGGAGCGGGAGACGGACCGGATGTATGCCTGGATGTATAGGATAGGGATTGCCATGGAGGCAATAGCCATGCTGGCGCTTCTGGCATGCGCAACGAATTTCCTTGGAAAATTAATGTAAAGCGGGAAGAGGGATAGGAATGGATAGAGGATATGATCTGGACTGGCTAAGTCGGAATGCCACAAGCATCTCCGATACGGAGAGGAAGAGGGAGGCATTCAGGGAAATCTCCCGCAGGGAAAATGCAGATGGAAGCATAACCATATTTTATATGGATCAGTATGGTCAGTACAGGTATGAAAATGAGTAGCACATTTACCGCAAATAGATGTGCCGGTGGCGGTTAAAACACAGATAAGAGGGAAAGCAAATGGCAAGAGAGATATTAAAAAAGGCCCGCAAGGAAGCGGGCATGACACAACAGCAGATGGCAGATTATTTAGAAATAAGCGAAAGGTATTATAAACAGATTGAAGCAGGACAACGTACGGGGGACTTTACACTTTGGGATTCGCTTGAAGATCGTCTGGGGATCCATCAGAGAAAACTCCGTGAGATTGAAGAAACTTATCACGGCAGAGCAGATAATCCGTAGAAACGTCTAAAATATCTGCAATTTTTACTAGCATTTCAAGAGATGGGAAACGATTTTCACTTTCGTACATACGATACGAGCGAAGAGCAATCTGTAATTCATCTGCCATTTTTTGGGCAGTTATTCCCTTTGACTTGCGTACAAAATTTAATCTTTGACCAAACATAATAAGTCCCTCCATATTCATTCTTGACAGTGAACATATTGTACACTATAATAAAGCAAAAGAAGAGTGAACAAAATGCTCACTATAAGGAGGAACACATATGAAAATCGAAATCAGCGGGAACAGATGCATCGGATGTAACAGGTACACGCAGTATTACTGCATAAGCGCCAGAGGAGAACTGGAAGCAATTGACCAGGGATACTGCGGGGAAAGGCAGTGCAGGACCAGGCCAGGGAACAGGTGCAAGAAGTATGCAGAGAGGGGGAACGTAGGAGTAAGCAGGGAGGAACTTTTGAGATACAGGATCAGGAATTGCGGATAAAAAAATAGCACACCTACCGCAAATAGATGTGCCAAGTGACTTGTCGCCACACAGATATTTATAACCAATTCAAATATATCATCTGTGGGGCGAGAAGTCAAGAGAAACGGGGACTTATCGCCCGTTTTTATCACTCGATAAGAATATTAACTTAAGGACATGGCAGCAGATGAAAAAGAGATACAAGAGACTGACATATATCTTTCCAAACGCCATAGAGGTGTATGAGTATCTGGATGGAAGGTATGGGGCGAGAGGATCGCCGAGGAAGGAAAAGAAAAAGCCGACCAAGGAGCAGATCAAAAGGCGGAATCAATGGAATAAGGAGCGGAAGGCAAGGCACAAACTGAGGGAATGGTTTAAGCCGAATGACTATCTGGCTACCCTTACATGGAGGAAGAACGATAGGCCAGGAGATATGAAGGAAGCGATAAGGATACTGGCAAAGACCCTGCGGAAGATTAGGGGAGAATACCGAAAACAGGGAGTTGAACTCAGGTATCTTAGGAATATAGAGGTGGGAACGAAAGGGGCATGGCATATCCATATTATCGTAAACCGGATACCGGATGCGGACCTAATATTGAAGAACGCATGGGATTATGGAGGAGTGAACTTCCAGCTGCTGTATGAAAAGGGAGAGTTTGCAGAACTGGCGGCGTACATCACCAAAACCCCGGACACGGATCCGAGGCTCAAGGAGGCACGCTATCATGCGTCGCAAAATCTTCCGGTGCCGGAGCCGAAAGAAGACAGGCTCGTGTACTGGAAGAAAGAGCCGAGGGAAAAGAAAGGGTATTACATAGACAAGGAGACGTTCCATGAGGGGAAAAACCCGGTAACGGGATATAGGTATAGATATTATACGATGATACGGATAAATAGAAGGATTTAAAAAGAAGGAGGAGCAGACATGTTCGAAATATATGGGAATTTTGATACGGCCGAGGAGATTAATGCATGCGCGAAAGCGCTTCTGGAGACTGGAGAGAAGGAGCGCCTGAAGGGGCTGGCTGAAGAAAACGGGCTGCCGGGATTCTTCGTGGATAACTATGCATCAGGGACGGCGCCAGAGTTTGTGGACTGGATGAATGCGGCGATAGGGAAGCTGGACGTAGAGGCGAAAAGCCATAGGGACAGGTACGTGACGGCAAAAGCGGTTGCGGACTACCTGAAAAGCCTGTGCATAGAGGAGCAGTTCGCACGGCGTGTGCGACGTCGCACGAAAAGCCTTGCGGAATGCATAGGATACATAGAAAAGCGTACAGGGGAATTGGTCAGGAAGGGAATCATGCAGTGCCCTGATCTGACGGTATTTCACTGGGCAAGGGATTATTATCTGGAAGAAGGCGATAAGAAATGATAATGGCATACAAGGCGTTCAACAAGGACCTGACCTGCACGATGGGGAAGGGAACCTTCCAGTACCGGGAGGGGGAGTGGTTCGAGGAAGGCGAGGCAAACTGCAGGAGGAATGGATTCCACTGCGCGGGCAATCCGCTGGACTGCCTGAACTATTACAGGGATGTGCGGAATGCGGATGTATATATCGTGCTGGCTGACGGGGATATCAATGAGGACGGGACCGATACCAAGATATCATGCACGAGGATAAGGCTTGTGAAGAGGCTTGCCATGGAAGAAATCGTCATGCACGCATTGAAATACCTATACGAGCATCCGAGGCTGAGGATGAATGAGCGCGTGAAGGACGGAAGTGGAAAAGCCGAGGATGGATTCGCGATCGTGCGAGGAAAGAGGCCGATCGCAAGCGGAGCCTTGGGGGATGTTCTGGGAATGGCGCAGGAAGCGGAGGACTCATGCGAGATCGAGGAACTAGCGATCTACAAGGTTGGAGAGCAGGGGATTGAGCCGGGGAGATGGTATGACATACATGGAAGGAAGGTGCAGGAAGAAGAATGAGAAAAGAGGAACTGAGAAGGCTTAGGAGGCTGTATGCGACGCCGGCCATGATGAGGAGAGCGGGAATGGACGTGCCAGTGCTCAAGGCTCGGAAGAATCAGTGGAGGAGGAAAGACCTGTACGAATATCGATATGGAATCTATATGAGGTGCCAGGTGCTGCAGGGGATTCTTAAGGTAGCGTTTTTCCTGACGGAGCCAATGCGGATGGGAAGCAACAGGCCGGCTTACGAACTGTATATCAATGGAGAGACAGGGGAATTTGCAACATGGGATGTGTGCCTTGAGAAGTGGAGGACCGCAAAGGTGGACATGCTCGACTGGCCGGAATATGCATGGAATTCGGGGAGATACATAAATCCAGAGGGAAACAGGAATATAAAGAGATACCTTAATACTGAGCATGGAGGGTATAAAGGAATCCTGGAATGGCAGCAGTCAGTAAGAAAGGAAGAGCTGAGGCAGAAGCACAAAAGGGAGACGGAGCCATGGGATCTTGACATGGATCAGATACCGGCCCTTCCGAAGGACTGGGAGCGTTGGGTAGACAAGCATGCGGTGACGCAGAACTACATCTTCTATTCGTATTCGAGAAAAGGAGCGGAGAAAGGGTACTGCAGCTGGTGCGAGAAGGATGTCCCGATCTCAAAGCCAAGGCATAACCAGTATGGGACATGCCGCTGCTGTGGAAGGAAGGTGCAGTACAAGGCGCGCGGAAAGGCAGGGGGATTCCGCACGGAGGACGAGCATGCTTACCTTATCCAAAAGTGCGAGGAGGGCTTTGCGGTCAGAGAGTTTTTATGCGGAAGGAATTACGAGAAGGGAAAGTATGAAAGCCCGCATTTGAGGCACAGCGAGATCCGAAGGGTAATATATAGCAGGGGATTACATCGGAAAGTGTATTACTATGGGCTGTATAGGAATGACTATTACAGGTGGATAGGAACCCGAGAAGAGCCGAGGCTGCAGAGGAGAGGATATTACGATTATACATATTACGAATCATACGAAGGAGAGGTATATAGAAGGACGCTGCCATCGCTGGCCAGAGGGGAACTGAAAAGAACCGGGCTTCCGGAAATAGTCAGAAGCGTTGGGAGGGTGGATCCGGAAGGGTACATGGAGAAACTGAGAAGATATCCGCAATATGAGCAGTTTGCAAAGGCCGGACTAGGGAGGCTGGTTATCGATAGCATTAAGAGCCATGAAAGCGAACTTGAAAAATGCAGGGAGATCAAGGACATGGCCAAGGCGCTGAAAATCGATAGGGCAAGAATGAAGCGACTTAGAGATAGCGGAGGGGGAATGAGGTTCCTGCGCTGGCTGCAGCATGAGAAGGAGATGGACACCATATATCCAGACGAGATGATCCGGTATTTTGAGGAATGCGGGATCGTTCCGAAGGATATTGCCGAAATGCGGGAAAGGATGTCGGAAAGAAGGATATACAACTACCTCAGAAGGCAGAGCAGGATATGCGGGCGCGAGCCGAAGGAACTGATACAGACCTGGGAGGACTATATCTGCATGGCGAACAGGCTGAAGATGGACACGCGGATGGAGTCCGTATATAAGCCGAAAGATCTGAGAGAAGCGCATGACGAGGCGGTGAAATTGAGCGGAGGCGGAGAG